CGGAGGGCTTTGGCCCAGCCTTCTTTGGAGTCATGGACAGCGATAACATGTTCGCTTTCAAAAAGTTGCTCCGGCACGTCGGGCAACTGAGAAGTGTATTTAGATTCAACGCTGAATCCGACGCCAGTACCGCAGAGCAGGATGAACATAGCTTCATCGAAAGACTTCGGGTCGTCGACGGGGAGATACGAACAATTGTAGACACAGGTGTTATCACGGTCGGCACTCTTTCCAGCCGTCATCATGGCGCGCATCGACGGCATAACTTTTAGGTTATAAATTGCGTCGTAGATTTTATCTTTTAGCTGCTGGTTGTTTGAGATCTCCTGCGTGCGGCTAAAGACGTAATCAACGTAGCGCCATACGGTCTCGCTCCATTGCTCGCGGCGACCCTTGTCATCCAGGTATCGAGCGTAGCGGCTGGCGGCGATGTATTCTTGGTATTGGTCCATGGATTATTTTTATTAGTAAGTGGTGAAGGGGAGGCATAGCCCGCGAGCTTTCGCCCGCGGGTGCCTGGGAGCACAACAAGGAATTACTTCTTAGAATCCGCCTTTTTCTTAGCTGGCTTCTTGGGTACTGCTAACAGATTCTCAAACCAGTCAGTAGGACCTTTAGATTCTACCATTGGCAGAGATGCCGTCTTTTTTACAAACTCCATGGTCTTCTCTAAACCTTCCAGCATTGTCTGCATTTGCTTGAGAGACTCTTTTACATTATGCTCACTGACGTAATATGTGACTTTGTTTTCTCCGTCACCAAACGCCAGGTTAACATAAAAATCATCGCCGTGCGATGCGCGAGCCCTAACAGATACAAACGACTGGTCGGCAGGGAAAAACTTTGAGAAGTCTAAGTTAATTGCTTTTGACATTTTGCTTCTCCTATCAAACTGCAAAGTCTTCGGCGGCCGTTGTTGCGCCACCAAGTTTCTCGCCGTCTTCCATCTTCTGGACGTTGTTCAGTCCACAGCCCACGCCCTTAGATCCGTTGCTGTTGTAAGCAAAGAAACTGATCGAGGCGCGACCCAAACAGCCCGAGTAGAACTCAGACTTGTCGATGATGGGGTTCAGGTCCTGGTCGACAACACCCGGCTTTTGCTGGCTGTTGGCGTTGATGAAGTACGAGTTAGCGTACGCAGGATCATCCTTCTCAGCGTCGCCGTCACGCAGGCCGCCTTTGAGGCCCTTGGGAATGCTGCCACCCCAGATGGATTTGTTGTCTTCCTTGACTGATTCGATTGCCTTGTTGATGCGCTCGATTGTGTCCTTGTCTGACTTGGGGATGATGATCGACACGGAGTACTTGGGCACGCCACCCTCTTGGGCAGCTTGTGGCTCAAACACATGTGCGTACGAGAAACGAACTTTACCGGTTACAACTTTTACTGATTTTGCCATACTAGGCTCCTTGTTTAACGTCATGGCCCTGAAATCCGGCGGGCCTGTCCCGGTACTACAATTCTACTCTGATTTGTCGCCAACTTCAAACGAATCAATTATAAGTCCAATCTGCCCAATAGTATACCCTACAAACGCGATCATCATACCAATTCTTTTAACCCTAAAGTACGAGATCGTGGTCAGAATGTACATCAGACCAACCAGAGAAAGAAATACGTGCGGGCTCATTCTAGCACAGAATCGTCGATGTACACCGGAGTGTTCTCCCCAACGTACGCGCCCAAGATGTTGAACTGGTAGTGCTCCATCGCATCGTCAGGCGTCATTTTATCATGCTTGACTAACAGCTCAATTACTTTGGGCTCGCTGTACGCCACGGCAACCATGCCCACCGCGTTCGTTGCGACGCCTATGATGGCCTCGTCAAAGTACTCCGGGTCCATGAACAGCAGATCATTTCCGCCCACGTAATTGTCTGCAATTTGCTCTCGCTTGTTCATTTAAAATCCTCCTCGGCTGTGTCTCTGTCTTTGACTAACTTCAGCGCCCCCTCAGGCCTTACAATCAGACTTGAGAGCACCTCGGCAACGTGGCCCTTTTTCGACAGCCTCTCAAGCTTTGCAATAGACTTGAGTGATGCCGGCTCCATAATGTCCTCTTCTTTAAAACCTTTGTCAAGCAATACCTGCTTTGCCAGGGGTTCGTCAGAGATTTTACGGTGCGTCCTGGTGGGTGCAAGTATGTACCCTTTCGGCGCCGTGCCGGTGTTAATTGCCCGCTCGGTAAAGTAATCCTCCAAATCAGACACGTAGGACCTTAACTGACCCGCTCGGGAAAGTGCAAGCTCAAGCTCGTCATCGGTTAACAGCGCGGGTTCTTTAAACTCCAGCGCTGCAAGCTCGTTGATAAAGTCGCCCCTGGCTCGGCAGGTGTGCTTGGCGCGGCAGAACTGGCAGTGATCTCCGGCAACAAACTCTCCGGTTCCGGCCCAGGCCTTCTTGGCTTTTGGTTTTACAAAGTAATTGGCCCAGTCGATTAATCGGGCCAGAGACGTGCCGTCGGTGGTTATGCTGTCGAGACGCGGCTGGACGATCGTGTACTCGACCTCTTTGACGTTCGGGTATTCGTCTTTGAACTTGCTCCAGGCGCCGAGCGCGTAGAGCCGGAGCTGCGAGTTGTCCTTCGCTTCGACGGAGATTCCTTTTCCAAACTTGAGATCAATAACTCGGACCTTGTGGGGTGACAGTATGACGACATCAGCAGTACCAAATCCGTCAGGAGCCCAGTCAGAATAATCCACACGCTGCTCAAATAACGGCCGGTCACCCTCACCAATTTGGCTGCGGACATATAAAACATAGTTGTCAACATATTCTTCAAACTCCTGGTTGTAATAGGGTGTCGCTTTAATTATTTCGATTTCGCGCTGTAGCTCTTCATACCCGATTAAATTATAGTGATGGCGAAGTTTAACTTCCGCCAGGGAGTGGGCCATTGTGCCCTCTTGGCTGTAGTCAAAGCTGCCGGGGGATTTCTTTTGCTCTGGTAGCGATGCCTCAAGGCGGGCTGAGGGGGTGCAGGTCAGCCACCGTTTAGATGCGGAGGCCGATAGAACGGCGTGAGCGGTCATGTCTGTTTTCCTGTTTAGACGTAATGTCGGTAATACTACTAATGCAAAAAGGGCACTTTTTGAGTGCCCTTTCCGAGTAAATTAGGTGGTTATTATGTAACCACTTTTACCGTGCTATTTTTTCTTTTCGTCTTTCTTGACATCCTTCTTGACGTCTTTCTTTGCCGGCTCTGCTTTTTTATCGGCAGCCATAACAGAAGTGACCATCATTCCAGCGATAACCGCCGCCAGTAATTTTTTCATTTTGCCTCCTTGAGTTGAGCTATCAGGTCGTTAACTGCAGAGCTGAAGTCGACCACCACGTCAGCCTTTACGTCAATCTTTTGCTCCCGGGTCTCTTTGTAGTCAGAGGGGACTTGACCCCGAAGGGCTATCTCCGCAATCCTAGAATTAAAGGCGCGGTTGCCTACGTTGGCCAAGAGCTCTCGCTCCCAATATGCCTGGCTGTGAACCACGGCCATATCAAGCGCGTCTGCAAACTCAGGATACTTTTTCTTCCAGTCTTCGGCCACGCCCTTGCTGACTCCGATGCTCGAGAACATCATTTTTTGAGATGCTCCGGTCTTGCCCATCTCAATTAGCTCGTCGCACATCTCCGGCTTGAACGTGTACTTTTTCTTTGACATTATTTTTTGGCTGTCTTGGCTGACTCTCTAAAAGCCTTAGCAGTTGGTGCGCCCTCTTGTCCGGGCTTGCGCATCTTTTCGCCAGATCCCTTGGCGATCCGCTCACGTTTTGCCGCGATGTTGGCATAGAGCCCGGGCTTTGCAGACCCGCCGGTTGCCATTTTTGGTAAACATTTAAAGTCTTCCACTTTGCAGGTCCTCATAAGTGTAGTGGGGGAACAGGGCGTCTCCCGACGTGCCTACTCCTACTTATGCAGAAACTGGCCCGTCTCCGCCCTTGACCTGACCCTTGGCTTTCTCGGCCGCTTTGCGCTCTGCCAAGGCTTCGTTGACCAATTTCTTGGTCATGGCAATGGCCAGCTCCTGGCGTTTGGCCTCGACGAACGGATTCTTTAACGGCTGCAGCATGTGCTTTGGTATCTTCATAGTTGCTTCTCCTTTATAAGTTTTTCAAATAGCTCAAACACAAGCTCTCCGCGCATGTGGATCAGTTGCTTTATCCCCAGGAGCGCGTTTGCCACTTCCTCTACGTCAACATCACCCTGGCGTTCGTAGTAGTACTTGAATAGCGTGTCCACGTCCTGGTCAGAACTCCACAGGCGCATGATCGCGTCCTCAAGTTCAAACCTTGTTTCGCTTGGTTTTTTTGTTGGTTTCACTAAAACTCTCCTCTTTAATTGCTTCAAACAACCCATTAAACGAATGATCTAACCTTGCTTTTATCTTGTCTATCTCAGCGGAGATGTGGTGAAGCATGTTTTCCACGTCTTGTTGGTTAGCCTCTGGAGCCCCAAACGACATTACGCGAACGGCGCTTGCAAAAACTTCTAGATCAATGCAGATGTTTTCAAATTCCGACAACTTCTCATAGTGTTTCATATCCCCATCTCCTTTTTAATCAGCTCGACGCCTCGCTTAAAGTGATAGCGCCAATACTTTTCCGTTACTCCAAGGTCGGCGGCGTTGTTGCCCATTAAAAACGCCTCCATTATTTCACGTTGTTTTACAGACATTCGACTCTCAATAATTCGACGTATGTCGATCATGTCGTCCTGGCTCCACGGCAGCCACCCGTCGGAGTGTATGCCAGAGATCCCCTCCACGTCTTCCTGCTCCATCAAATCCGGTTCCTCGTCAGACAACCGAGGAGCGGCGCAATTAATTTTATATTTTGTTATGTTCATAATAGTCAAAGAGTGCCGCTGAATAAACGTTTCCCATGCCCGCGGCTAGGGACAGCAGCAGCCCCCTTGGCGCCTCGGTGGGGCTTGATATAAATTTTTTATCCTCCTCGGTTCGGTTTTTTATTTCCGGTACCATCCCCCCTTGCCTGATGTTGTCCAATAAAATGCAGGTCTCCAGCAGGCCGCTGGCGCCCACCGTGTGTCCGATCCGCTGTTTGAATGAGGTCGCCACAAACTCGTCGAAGAGTGTCTCGATTGCCGTCCTCTCAGACCGATTATTTACCTCTGTGCCGGTCCCGTGGGTCTTGATAATACCCACCTCACTTGGACTTCGTTTGGAGAGCTCTAAGGCCCCTCTAATGGCTCTTAAATACCCCTGCCCATCCTCACGCTGCCCTATGGGGTTGGCGTTGGCCTCCCCCGACGTGTAGGCCCCCAATAACTCAGCCCGGGGGTCTGACCCTATTTTACTGAGGGCCCGCGCGGATTCAAAGACCGCCAGGCAGGCACCCTGTCCGATGTGAAACCCTCCGTTGGTTTTGTCAAAGGCGGACGCCACTTTGCCAAGCTGCTCATCATCCAGGCAGATGTTGGCCTTGGCGGATCCAAAGAAGCTGAGTGATGCGTTGGTGACAGAGTCCTCGAGGGCCAGGACCACCACGCGATCAAAATCGTAGAGCTGGATTAGGTGGCGAACGTCCATCATAACCTTTAGGCTAGACGCGCACGCACTTGCGTCGGTCGCCATGTAGTCGTGGATGCCAAGCTGTGACGCCAGGCGCGATGCGAAGATGTTGGTAAGGCTGAATACCTCCATCTTGTACGCGTAGGCCAGCGAGTTATCGAAATGCTGTTTGTATAGCGGCACGCCGCCGGAGCCCCACGTCTGTGACCCGCCGGCCAGAATGAAAGCGCTCTTGCCATGCACCGGGTTATCGGTGATGTACTGCGCCAGGGCCGGGCTGACCAAACGATCGAGCAATTTGTTGGGCACATAGACCAGGCCTGAGCTTACGCGTTTGTACGTGTCTGGAAACCAGTGAACGTGCTGCGGGTACACCACGTCGCTGATGAGTTGTTTCTCTTCGGTGTACAGCGTGTCAAACTTTGTGAGATATATCCTCATTTTATTTTAGCAACGGCCTCTTCGATTGTTATAGGCTCCGCCGTTTTGCGTGCCTCCATAAAATCAAACACAAACGATAACGTCATCGAGCGAACCTTTGTCCCGTCTGGATTCTCGATTTCCTTTGGACGCAGTTCTTTGAGTTGCTCTTCGGATACGCCATAAATGTCGGCCAGGTAAATCGTCAGCATCATGGTGTCTAAACTGTCGAGGCCCAGGTCTACCAATTCCTGGTCGAGGCTCGTCGCCACCGGGCGAGTCAGGCCCGATGGTTTTGCCACCTTGACTACTTCATTAAACAGTTGGATCTTATCCATTACTCCTCCATCTTAAGTGTGTCCATGATCGCGTCCTGAGTGCTAATCTTGCCCTCCAACACTTTCACAACGTGCGCGTCAATGGTCTTCTTGGCAACCAGGTGGTGAATAATCACGGGCTTGGTCTGCCCTTGACGATAAACCCTCGCGTTTGCCTGGATGTAATTCTCAGAACTCCAGGGTAGGTCGTACCAAACGACGTGTGCAAGCTCTCCTGCATTACACTGCAGGTTCAAACCAATGCCTCCGGATTGTGGGTGCGCAAGCATGATCTTGATTTTGCCGTTTCTCCAGTCGTCCATGTTGTCTGGTCCAAGCTCTTGCGCATCCGGAAACGCGTCCTTTAGTTTTTGTAGCGCCGTTTTATAGTGATAGAAAACCAGGGTGGGGTGTTGGTTCTCTTCAACAAGAGACTCCAGGTATTCAATTTTAGTCTCGTGCACTTGAACGTCACCACCTTCGGAGTAAACGGTGCCACTGGTAAACTGTAAAAGTTTATTGGCCAAAGCGGCCGCAGTAACCGCCGTAACAGTCTGCCCCTCGATTTCACTTACCATCTCCCTCTTTAGTTCTTTGTACTTTGACATCACAGATAAGTCGAGCTCGATGTTGTGATACAGATTTGTTCGCGGCGGCAATTTTAAATAATCCTCTGCGCGCAGGCTGAAACAGATGTCCGATATTTTGTCGGTAATCTCTTGCTCCAGACCAGGTCGCACGGCCCATTTGTACACGACGTGCGTGTGGCGGTTGCGCTCCGCGGCGTACATGTAACGATCGCGAAACTTGGTCAGCGTCGTCTCCAAGCGCTCCCCCATATCTAAAATTCCAACCTGGGCCCACAGATCACCAAGACCCTGAGGTGTCGGAGTGCCCGTAAGAATGAGGCGTCGTTTGAATGACCGCAGTACTTTTTTGATTGCCTTGAACCGTTTCGTGCTGGGGTCCTTGAACCTGCTTGATTCGTCGATTACTAAATAATCGAACAGCCCACTTGGCCAATGTTCCACGAGCCAGGCCACGTTCTCCACGTTGATCACGAACAGATCGGAGTCGCTGTAGAGCGCGCTCAAACGCTGCGCGGGCGTTCCCATGACGAGCGCCACTCGGAAGTCCGACAGGTGCTTCCATTTTTGGCACTCTTGGTACCAGACCGACTCTGCGACTCGCTTGGGGGCTATCACCAGGGTCCTCCCAGCCGGGCTCTCTTTGATAATGCTGAGCGCCGTCGCAGTCTTGCCCAAACCGGGTTCCATGAACAGGCCCATGTTTGGGATAGACGCGGCCTGGTGTATCAGGCGGCTCTGGTAATGATGTAAGTTTTCCTTTGAAAGCATTCAGTACTTCCTTTCGTTTGTCGTGCAGCC